CCAAACGACGATGTACCACCCACTTCTAGAGTATCGTTAATCTTAACACCACCTACAAATGAACCTGTACCGTCATCTCGAAGAATAATCTTCTGTGCAGAACCATTCTTCATGATAAAACTTTCTCCGTTACAGTCAATGTCGTTATTGACCTCCATTTTACCACCAAATGAAGAAGTACCCGTGGTTTCGAGATTGTCATCGAGTGTCATAGCTCCTGCAAACGACGATGTACCACCCACTTCTAGAGTTGCGTTAATATCTATGTCGCCTCCAAAAGAACCATTACCATTGGGTCTGAATAAAATGGTATCATTAGCAATACTCACATTTGTTGAAATATGAACATTAGAGTCCATCAGTTTCAACAATGACGTGCGAGTTATTTCACAGGCTCCTGTGGTACTGGAAAGGACATTAGCACCCATCATACAGATAATATTACTATTATCCTCTTCTATAGAACCAATAACAAGTGTATCACTTCTGGGTGCGGTTAATGGTGCTCCCGTTGCGTTTATAACAATAGAACGTGCGGTGGCCGTGGCCTCTGAGGGGTTCGCGTTGTAATTTGCTAAAGCACCTATAGCTATAGATTGAGTACCCATAAAGTTGCCTGCTTGGGCTCCAATTGCCAGGGATGACGTATCGGATGTTCCACCTCCGGCATCTTCACCAACTCGTACCGTGGAAGAAGCTACACGATTCTTCAAAGCAACTACATCACTCCCTAAAGTAACAATACTACCGAAGTTTGTGACCGATGCAATTTGGCCTTGAAGAGTTGATATGTTAGCATAATCGGTTGTTTGCTTCACTTGCAAAATTGAAACATTTGAAAATGTCCCGTGTACATTAACAGCGTTTGCTGCTAGGTCAGTAAATAATGTATCAATACGAGTAACATTGGTAGATAGATCATCTTGAAGAACAATTACATTTGAAAATGTTCCATCTACATTAACAGCGTTTGCTGCTAGGTCAGTAAATAATGTATCAATACGTGTAACGTTATCAGTGTGGTGAGACTGTAACTGTGTTAAGAGGGGTGAATATACGGTACCAGTAAACTGACTCATAAATGCTTCAATACTTATGATATTACTTTGTACATTGCTTATATTCGAAAAATTATTGGAACTGAGAACTTCAAGATTAGAAGTCCTTGTAAAAAGTTGGTTCGTGTCACCGACGTCTACTGATGTGGCACCTTTTGCAACTACGGTACGTTCGCCATTGTCATCGAGAACGTTAAAGACAATTTCTCGAACTTGAGGTGTTTTACCAACCATGGTTTACTACTTTAGTTTCCGAATAAAATTCCGGCCATTCCGTCCTGGACACGCAACACGTTGAAATTTACTGCATAAATCCGTATATCCTCCCCGGTTCTTAGTGTACCGAGTTTTATATCTCTCAATTGAAGGTTGGCATTGTCAAGCCTGCTGAAATTGCATGTTCCTGTAGATTTATAGTCGGATGCGTTTGTACAAAAGTGGTATGCATAATATCTTGTATAAAATGGTGTGTTATAAACTTCATTAAAACCGGAAACTCCGTATTCTGATTTATAATAATTTTGTACTGAGTGGAAATATGTTGGTGACATACCCTCTAGTAAATGTGTACCATTGAGAAGTATATCGGCTGTATCAAATGTAAAACGATCTTCTATGACGTTACTGGATTTTGTTGGTACACCAAAAAATAAAGACTTGACCGGGTGATTAAATGTTGATAAATCATAGTCATTGTAGCCTGTCACCATCTTTTCTTTTATAGTTTGTGTTTGTGTGACAATGAAATCGTGTTTACCGGATGTAAATCTCTTCCTTTCTGGTGCATCCAAATATACATAATTACCGTATAATTTTGCTGTAAATGGTGTGTTCGAATTCTTCTTAAATCTGACACGAATCTCTACCTGGTGATATTGCAAAGCTACCATTGGGATATATGAGCTTTTACTATTGAAAAAGAATGTTAGAGGAATAAAATTCGTGTTACTCACGGAACATTTATTGTTAATCTCCTGAGATTTTGTGTACGTATCAGCGAGATAATTTTGATAAATATCACTTATAAAATCGAATGGTTGTGAATCTACTTTTTGACCTCCTATATAAAGATCTATGATAGAATCTTGAAATCCTTCAATCAAGTTGGTACCCTCAAACCATAATCCAGTTAGAAGATCACCACTTGTTGGAATGACACAAGAATCTTCGGCTAACGAAAATTCTTTTATGAGTTTTGGAGCTTGTGCAAAGTTTGTGTGTCTCGTATATTTAGAAGTAAACAGAGACATTCCTTCACCACTCATGTAAAAAACATCTTGGGCCCCTTTGGCGACCAGTTGTATCAATGCACCAGACATATCTATTACTTATTCAGATTATAAAAACAAACACTTTCCCTGAAAGAGGTTTTCGTCTTCTTCCTTTCCCTGAACGGCATCTATATTGAAACCACCTTGTTTATATACTCGTAAGCGTTTTTTATACATAGCAAACAGTATAGACCACTGATCTACAATATCATAGATATGTGGATTGTTTTGCTTTCCCGGTGTCTCTCTCATGACACGTCCTATAGATTGTTGAATATCAGATTTGGGCGTTGCAAGAATAACAGTGTCTAACGTAGGGATATCTAAACCTTCATGTGCTTGACTGAATGTGGCAAATATAATTTTCTTTTTTGAAGATGCCTCTAAATCAGCTTCCTTCATTCCTCCCATGTAAAGTCCAGAACTTTTAGGAAAACATTGATGAAGAAATTCACAGTGTTGTCGTCTGTCACTGAGTACTAGTAATTGTCTCGATCCACTAGATGCTTTCTTTACAAGACCAGCTAACATTCTATTTCTACCACGATGCTCCACAAGTTCGGTAATCATATTCACCAACGAAAGTTGACCATTCCGTGTACATGGTGGAGGATTCTTAAACATTGGGCATTCATATTGGATTGAAAATACTTCAACCTGACCTTGATTTTCTCTTTCTACTGCAAAAAATATAGGACCCATGAACCAATGTAAGACCTTACTAAGACCATCTTTACGGTGTGGTGTTGCCGATAATCCAAATATATGTTTTGGACACATCTTGAAAAGACTTTGACTGAATACCTTTGCACATATATGATGAGCTTCATCTACGATAACAGTACCTATGGTATCGAAATCATTAAAAGAATATTCCTTCAATGAAAGAGACTGGAGCATAGCGATAACAAAATCACAATCAACTTCTTTCTTTTCTTGTTGGATTGTACCTATTGTGGCACCTGGGCAAAACTGTTTGATTCTTTCTCTCCACTGATCTGCTAGAAACTGTTTGTGTACGATGATCATAGTTCTATATCCAAGCTTACAAGCTATGGCCAAGGATACGGTCGTTTTACCATAGCCACATGGTAAAGACAAGACGCCATGACCTGCTTGAATTGCGGCGTTAAATGCCTCATTTTGTTTGGTCTCGTCTCTAAGTTTCCCTTTAAAACTAATTGAGGTTTTGACGGGGTTTGGTCTTTTGTCTGTTTGTGGAACATAAGTTCCATAGTATCTTGGGACACAAATCCCGTTCTTAGCTGATCTATACACTTTAAAAGGCGGTGGGGGAAATCCATATTCATTATTGACGACCGCTCTTACCGTAAGTTCCTTTTTAATTTCGGGTGTTGGATTATCTATTATGAGACCAGACCTTGTAAGAGTTGTCATTCTTAATCAGTTAAAGGGGAAAAACTTTAACTGATTATAATGCCTTCGATCAATGTTGATGAGAATATTAAGAAGATTCGTGTGAATATAGAGGAGCTTACACAGGAAGTTTTCAGGCTTCAAGGTGTACTTTCTACCTTTGAAGGTTTTAAGAAAGCGGGACTGAATGATATTCAATTACCTGAAAATCAGAAGGAGGAAGCTGAACAGCTTGAGAGTATCCAAGAGAAGCCCGAGTAATTTCCTACATTCCAAACACCCTTGAAATCTACATTAATATCGACTTCATCTCCCGATATAAGAGATTGTACTGGACGTCCTCTGACTTCACACATCACTCTCCTATAGCGAAATGGTACCTTCACGGTGAGAATGTTACCCTCAAGGGGGTTATCGACGTGTTTATTTGTGAGTAAATACCACTTACCTATGTGCATTCGATCTATAATTTCGGATATTTTAGCAGGGATTATAAGACGAATATACTTTTTGTCATTAAATTCGTACATTGGTTCATGAACTTTTCCTACGAACTTCATCGTCTTCTCCTATACACAAGTATGATCAGTAAAACTATAAGTAGCATAATGATATGTGTAACCATGAAAGGTTCATATGGGCGACGTGTTCCGAATTGTTTATTGCAGAATGCTCGACCAACTTCAACTGCAGCCTCTATACTTGAATAGGGTGTGTTCCTTGGAGACATCATACCACACATAGCCACCTTTTTAGATTTCCCAAAGAAAGGGAGTTGGCCGTTAGGGTTTAATACACCGGAAGACTGATCAAACTTCCATTTTGTCCCATCCCATGTAGACCCCCAAGCAATTCGTATTTCTTTTGGTTGTACAAGACCGAGTTGTTCGATAACCTTTTCGATTAATTTTTCTTCGTCCATATGAACAACTTCATCGGTTAGGTCACATATCACACAAGCGATGGTTCGTTTATCCGGCAAGACAACTGGTTGAAGGTGTAAGTCTGTTTCAATTACATATTGAAGATCACTAGGGATATCCATATCTTCTTCATACTCTAGCATGATTGTTATGGCACCATAAGTACTTGGTCCAATCTTTTCTATAGCATCTTCACCCCAATTATCTTTCATGAGGCTGATAGCTGGGCTATTATCAACACAAAGAATGAGTAGACCTTCCTTCACAACCATACCACTCTTAAATTGTGCGGCAAATCCGTTATCTAAGTATGTAACGTCTTGAAGTTCGGCACCGAATTCAAAATGAACACCTTTATCTACGAGTGCTTGTTGCATTGCGTCATTCATAATTTTGAAGGATCCCTTCGATTTGTAAGCGGAAGATAAACCTGTATGATCGAAACTTTTTACAAACTCATAAGCCGTCATAACGTCCCAAGGTACCCCATCAATTATTAAAGTGGTTGCCTGTACGAGTTTTTTACCACCATCTGATAACTCTCCTACAGCATCTTTTACAGACACCTTCTTATATTTCCACGGCATAACAAGTACTTTAACAGCTAGGCTTGTTATCAGTGCATAATCTTTGGACGATAAATGTTTTTTAATAATGTCAGCATTTTCGGTATCAGCTTTTACAAAAATATCATCCCAAACTATTCCCATCTCTTTAAAGAGACTCCGTGTATTGATAAATGCTTTATCAAAAACTATACGGTGAGCGTGTATATCTCTACTTTCTAGCGATGGTTCCCACCATGAACCTCCAGCTGAAAGTTTTTTATCATACACGAACACTTCATGGTCTGTATATTTTTTCAGTTCCCATGCGACAGACATACCCGTAGGTCCTGCACCTATGATATGAATCTTCATTCTGATATTATAAAATATCTTTTATTGCGGTCGATTTTACTTAAGAAATAAAAAACCTGGTATAACATAGGAT